GCGTTGACTTTCTCAAGAATGGTTGCGGCCGCCTGCATCAACATCTTTATAAGCTCAGGGCGAGTTATCGTTTTTGCAGCACGAGCTTCCTTCCATCCGTTGGCAGTACACCATTTCGATATAGTAACCCTCGATACGCCGACCATGTCCGCGATCTCGGTCTGCTCCTTCCCGGACATATACAAGGTACGGGCGAGGTCTTTCTTTTTTTCGAGTTCTGCTTTTGTCATATTGATAATGATTTGCGCGGTTACATTCCGGCAAGCATGAGAGGCGCGAGCCGAAAATCACTGCAAAATTGGAGAGTTCACGCCTAAGAGCAAAAAAAGTGTGCAACGGTTTCATACAAGTGTGCAACGGTTGCACACTTTCTTGTCGGGCAGAGGATTACGTCGTAATATTGCACCGAATTTCAAACGCAACGACCGCAATGGGAAAAAGAGTAAGAATGACTGATGACAGTCTCAACAGCCATGGAAGCCGGGTATTGACATCCGGGTGTGACACCGCACAATATGAGCGGAACCCTGTGCTGCTGTACATGCACGAGCGCGGCAAGGTCATCGGTTACATGAAGGACATCGAGGTCAAGGATGGCGAGATCAGCGGCGAGCCGGTCTTCGACTGCGCGACTGAACTGTCCAAGCAGTGTAAAAAACAATGGGAGGTAGGTTCTCTCCGAATGGTCAGCATCGGAATCGATGTCCTTGAGCTTAGTGAAAAGCCGGAACATCTCGTTGCCGGGCAGACTGCGCCGACCATTACGAAGAGCAAGATCTTCGAGACCTCCATAGTTGACATCGGAGCCAATGACAATGCCATAGTCATGCGCCACAACGGAAAGCAGATAACGCTGGGCAGGGACAGCGAAAATCCCCTGCCTATGCTCAGTAATAAACCTCAAACAACAAAACAGCAAATGGAACTCAAGACCATCGCCCTCAAACTGGGTTTGCCGGAAACGGCTGACGAGACCGCCGTGCTTGCAAAAATCGGCGAGCTGAACCTTACTGCCGCAGAAGTGGAGCAGCTCAAAAAAGACAAGGATGCGCTGACTCTTTCGCAGGTAACTTCTGCCGTCGAGACCGCCATCAAGGAAAACCGTCTCACTCCCGACAAGAAGGAACACTTCATCAACCTCGGCAAGACCATCGGCATCGACAGTCTAAAGGCAACCCTCGATGCAATGACCCCGGCGGCAAAGCTCAGTAAAACCATCACTCCGTCTAATGGTGGCACTTCTCCTGCCGGTCAGAAGACCTATAACAAATTCAGCGAAGTTCCCGAAGATGAACTCCGCAAAATGCGCAGCGAGAATCCTGCCGAATACCGCCGCCTGTTCAAGGCCGAATACGGCTACGAATGCAATATCTAACACCAAATATCAACAACGATGAAAACAGCATCCAAAACCATCTGCGCTCTGCTTTTCAATATGCTCATGGGCGCAATCATCGCAACGCTTCTCGGCGTTCCCCCTCTCGTCGGTATGCTCTTCATGGTGGCCATAGGCATCACCATGAGCTTCGCGCCGGTCCCCAAAGGCGCACTCCGTGCCGGAGTCTATACCGAGGTATGGACAGGCGAGCTTGTGAAAGGACTCCGCGAGTTCCTAACAGGCTCATGGCTCGATGGTGTTCCTGACCAATCGTCTATCGTCAACAACGATGTCATCCACCTTGTAGAAGTGGGTGTTGACCCCGATGTCCTCATCAATAACACGACCTATCCGATTCCGCTTCAGGCACTCGAAGATAAGGATATCGCCATCTCGCTCGACAAATTTCAGACAAAGGTCACTCCCGTCACCGACGATGAACTGTATGCCATTTCGTATGACAAGATGTCCCGTGTCAAGGAAAGCCATGCCAACGCCCTCAGCGATGCTAAATTCGCAAAAGCCGCACACGCACTGTGCGCACAGGAGAATACAGACAAGACACCCGTCCTTAAGACTACCGGCGCAGCAGACCCCACAACAGGCCGACATCGTCTTACCCTTAACGACCTAATCAGTCTGAAAGAGGCTCTCGACAACCTCAAGGTTCCAGCCTCGAATCGTCGTCTTGTCCTTTGCCCCGACCATGTAAACGACCTGCTGCGTTCCGAGCAGACATTCCGTGAGCAGTTCAATATCAACCGCAATGCCGGCACTGTCGGCAATCTGTATGGCTTTGACATCTATACTTACGGAGACAACCCCGTCTATACAACCGCCGGTAAGAAAAAGGCAGTCCAAGCAGCTGCAAGTGCAGGTGAATTCCAGTGTTCGTTTGCCTTCTATGTTCCCCGTGTGTTCAAGGCTACCGGCTCCACAAAGATGTATTACAGCGAGGCTTCGACCGACCCCGAGTACCAGCGTAATAAAATCAACTTCCGCCATTACTTCATCGCAATGCCTAAAAAGGCCGATGCCGGTGCTGTGATGATGAGCGGCTATACCGCTCCGACTACAGGTGGCGGTACACAGACTGAAGGTAAGTAACGCATGGCAAGACTCAAGTATCTCGTAATCCACTGCACCGCCACCCCGGAGGGTCGTGATGTGTCCGCCGCTGACATACGGCGTATGCACTGCTCCCCGGTGAGTGCCGGTGGCAGGGGATGGAAGGAGGTAGGCTACACAGACCTGTCCCGGCTCGACGGCACAGTCGAGCGTCTTGTGAATAATAACGAGGATGCCAATGTCGATCCGTGGGAAGTTACCAACGGAGCCAAGGGCTACAACTCCATAAGCCGACACATCGTGTATGCGGGTGGCTGTGATAAATCCATGAAGCCGAAGGATACCCGGACAGCTGCTCAGAAAAAAGCAATGGCCGCTTATGTCCTCGACTTCCACCGACGGTTCCCCGGTGTCAAGATCATAGGACACCGCGACCTGTCCCCCGATCTTAACGGCAATGGCATCATCGAACCCTTCGAGTTTATGAAAGCGTGTCCGAGCTTTGAAGTCTCGGAGTGGCTGAAATCTATCGGCATCAACCAATAATCAACAAATCCGAGTGGCTATGACATTCAGTGAAATCCTTAACATACTTCTTGGCGGTGGCTTCCTTGCCTTAATGGTGGGTGTCATTACGCTCAAGGCGACAGTCCGAAAGGCCAACGCCGATGCCGAGAGAGCAAAGGCCGATGCCGAAAGTGTGCGAATCACCAACACTGAAAACGCCACTCGGATTCTTGTAGAAAATATCGTCAAACCTTTAAAAGAGGAACTCAATGCAACCAGAGAAGACTTACAGGCAACGAAAAAGGAGATGGCCTCTACCAAGAGAGAGATGGTGCGTCTCCGCAAAGCTGTCGAAGCTGCTTCCGGCTGTCCTCATTCCGATGGCTGTCCTGTGCTGCGTAAGTTGCGCGACAACCAAAAAGACACAGACGGAACAGATTCAGACAGTGCAGATGGTAGAGAAGCACGATACCGTAACCGTGATAAGGCAGATACACAAGGAGACGGTACCGATGAGTCAGGCTCAGATAACCGTATCCGTGGATAGCCTCCTTAAACTACCGGCAGGTGCGTCATACCATAAGCGCAGCGGTCAAGCCGGAGCAGAGGTTTCCTTGAGAGGCGACACAATCTTTGTCACCGCTACCTGCGACAGCCTTCAGCGTGAAGTGGAATATTATGAGGAGCAATACCAAGCCACCATCGAAGCTCTCGACAATCTCAAGGAGAGCGTTCAAACGGAGCGCGAACAGCGTTCAAACCCAATTAAAATCGCATTGGCGGCATTTATTGCCGGACTGTTTGTCGGCGTACTCTCAACAATAATCATCTTATCAAAATCCCGATATGGAAAAAAATAAAAACTTCCTGTATGGCATCGGATCTCTCGATTTCGATGACTTTACGATGGGCTACATCGAAAAAGGCTCATTTGATTTCGGAGGTACCAAGCCGGAATCCGTCGATGTTGAGGCCGAGCAGGTTCCCGATGCGCCGGTTCTGACCCTGCTTCAGAAAAATGGTCAGATTGCCCCGACCTTCAATCTCATTCAGCTCAACTACGAGAATATCGCGGCTGTGCTTGGTGGCAAACTTATCGGTACCAAACCGAATTACACCGGCTGGGAGGCTCCTTCCGACCTTGTCCAGAAGTCCGGCAAG